AGGCATCCAGTAAATGTCGCCAATGTTTATTTTTTTTAATCCTTCCATAGTTACCTCTCTTTATACATTTAAAAGTATAATTATATAATACATGGTTTATATACCGTCGTCAAGTCCCAAAAGTAAAAAAATAAAAATTATGCCTAGTATTAATTTTTTCCAAAGAGTAAAAAACATTTTCACGCAAATCCTTGCAAGGATAAGAAAACCGCGAGGGTTTACAGGATCTTCTGAGTCTTTACGCTTAGGTCTAGCTTCTAAGAGGAATTTAAGCTTAGGATTACCGGAAATTCCCGTTAGAACAATTATGGGGGATGGCTATTTAACTCACCAATTGATAGAGATGTCAATATGGAATCCAGAGGTACGACACTCTAGTAGTATTTTAGCTAGGGATGTTTTTATTAGAGAAAATGGCGAAGTTCGTAGTTGGAAAGTTAACCCTAAGATGGATGACGTAGAAGTAGATAAAAATTTAATTAGTGTAAGTAAAGAAATGGCATCAAGGCAATTTGGAAAAGATTTAGTTCTAGGAGGTAATGCCTTAGAGCCAGGCGTAAGGAGGATGCTGAGGTTTGGCGATAGTTTTGCAGAATTAGGATTAAACTTCGACAGTAAAAATAAGAAAGATTACTTTATAGAAAAAATCCAATACCTCCCAACTTTCTCTATGTTTGTGGATGTAAATAGTGAAGGGGAACTAAAAGGAACTTATTCACAAAGGAAAATGATTAGCGAAAGTCCTGACGATAGGGTATTTCCTGATTGGAAAATATTGCATTTTAAATATGAAGAATTAGGAGCTTCAGGAAGGTATGGCGACTCCTTATTTTTACAGTCAGTTGAAGCTTACGAATACTTAAAAGAACACCGTCCAGATGTCGCCCAAGCTGTCCGAGCCGCCGCAATTTCTCCTTGGCTTCATCTCATGCCCGAAGGCGCGGATGAAGAATACAAAGAAGCTTATATGCTTGAGCATAAATCGCAATTAGCACAAGGCTTAATTTCCAACCTTTACTTGTTAAATAAAGCTGACGTAAGAAAAGCTTATAGTAATGGTAATGAAAGTCTTAAGGGCGTTTTTGATTATTGGATGAAGCTTAGGGAAGAGTTAGTGCCGCCTGGCGTACCGCTATGGTTTTTCCCAGGGTTGGGAATGGAATCAAACTCAGGTAAGGATATAGCTAACCAACCCGCATTGATGTACTCAAGAAATATCCAAGCTTTGCGAGGGTTGGTCGGAACTCAGGTTAAGTGGTGCATTAGCCTAGAGTATTGCATGAAATTCGGGTATGAATCGTACTATGAAAATGTCATTAAAAGGGGTGGCTTTGAATTAGATTGGGGAATTTGGGCAGTTAACGGACAAGAGTTTTTAATGAAAGCTCAAAACCAATCAACCCAAAATCAACAGTTAAGTGCGGGCGCAGGGAAGGAATAATTAATAAAAAAATCCCTTAACTTCTGGTGCTGAGTTAAGGGATTACCATAGTAAATAGTGAGGAGTGACTCAAGCTAAGAACCACGATAATATTTTAGCATAAATAATCGGGGTTTACGTTAAATTTTCCGTCCGATAAATCTTTTCCGCAATTTGGACATTCAGCATAACTCCCGCTAAAACCGTAATTGCCAAGAGATCTGTTTAATTGTAAAGTTTTTATTACTGTCGGAACTTCAGTTTTTAAACTTCCATAAATTTCTGCTGGCGTAGGATTGGAATCCCCAACCCATCCGCAACTAGGGCATTTTATGTATTTTATTTCTGGCATACTTTTTAATTACCTGACTATTTTAAAATTTCTACCGCGATAATTTTTTTATTACTTGTCCAAGTTTGCAACATTCTTTGTTCGGAACATTCCCTATCTAAAGATTTGATTCTTCGCCAACCGTCAATATCTTTAAAGTAGCTACCAACAATAGTGCCTATTTTTTTAACTGGCATGGCTTTAAACCTCTAAAGCTGCGTAATAATCGTCCCAAGTTTCGTCAATCACTTCATCAACAGTTTTTCCTCTTGCTAATTGGGAAAATCTATACTGTGTCCAAAATTCAAAATCTTCATCGTCTACATATAGCGGTCTACCATGAAAGGTCATCGCAAGTAACCTCTTTTTTAGTAACTTGCTTTGCCATGCGACACTAAAATTAATTTGCATCGCTGTTTAATCCTTTTAAATCATCTTCATCAAAATAGAATGTTTTGCAAAACTCTTCTCTAGTTAAAGCCTTAAATTCGTTGTTGAAATAACTCCTGGCTACTTTCCAAATAGCAGACTCGAAAGTAATCTCTCCATTGCAATCTATCTGGGGTCGGTTTATAGTTTTTTGAAGGATTACACTTTTCTTACTAATTTTTATTATGGAAAAATGCGATCCCCTTGTTAAATGCCTTACGCCGTAAGAGAAATTAATTTCCGCTGATTTTAACTTTCCGTAATCTTTACCGCCAATCATTAATCTAATCTCCATTTTTATGTTCCTCTCTAATTTTCATTAAAATTTTTCCCAAGTGATTTTCGCCAACGCCGTCGTAAGTTTTACCCCAAATTCTGTCACCCCATATATTCCATTCTATAATTTCCTCACTTCCCGTAGCCATTAATTTATAGTACCAACTTGTACCCTCCATGAATTTAAACCTTAAGATATCTTCCATTACAAGGAATTTAATTTCATCCCAATTGTAATCCTTCCTAAGCTTTACCTTTCTACCCATTTTTTTAGCTTCAGAAGGACTTACTTCAGATATTAACTTCCTTGTAGTTAAATCCTCCCTCTCGGTCTTCATAGCTTGAAAGAAATTTTCGGCAGTCCAGTATTTAATATCTTGGTAAATAAAGGGCGTGTCCATTGGCTCAAAATTACTAAACCAGTTTTTTGTCCAAGCCATAAATTACGAACCTAAAGATTTTTTAAAACCATCGTCCATTAATTGTTGATATTCTTTAAACTTTTCTGGATCTGTAGCTACAAGCTCGTAACCGAGTCTTATAATGTCCTCTGGCGAGTCACATACCCTGCCGCATATCGTAACAGGCTTGTAAGGAATAGGTTTTAATAAATCCGCGTACAAATCTTGTTTTGTAAACATAAAAAAACCAGCTTTTATTTCATTCGCCAGTCCAGATGCAATTATTTCTGCAAACCAATAATCGGGATATCCGCCGCAAGCAGATTTTACTTGATCGCATTTGTTATTCCAATCTTCTTCGCTAGACGCGGACTTCATCAATTCAATTACTTCTGTTTTAGTCATCTTTATATTCCTCTCTTACTCTTTAACTTCATTCTGGTTATACCACACCTTTCTATCGTCGGTCAATAGGTAAATTAAAAAATATAAATTTAGGATATACTGATATAAATAATTACTTACTTTATAGATATGCCTAAGCGTCAAAAACAAATAGATTTAACTTCCCAATCTGCGGAATTTATAAACCTCACCATAAGCCCCGGTGACACTTTTACATTCACACTCCAAAATATCCAACAGTTTTACGGATCGTTGGGAATTATTTTTATAGGCGACACACAGCAAAGACTGGGCTTATTCCCCAGTGGCTATTACTTATTTAAAATCCCCGCGGCTGGCAGCAAATTAGATTTAGTAATTAGCGCGGGGCAAACTATGGCCATGAGTGGACAAATCCCAATTGCCTATTCGGGAGAGATTCAGCTTATTACGCCATTGAGCCAAATTGATTCATTTAACTTTTCCGCCAATATTACGCCGGCGGATAAAATTCAAGTTATTACCGCATCATCAGTTGCCCAACATACTTATAGATTTTTAGGAGTATTAAGTGCTGCGCCAACTACAAGTTTGGCTCAATATCAGATTTATTTTAACTCAACCTTGACTAAATTTTTTGTTTACGACGGCGAGGGTTGGGTAGAAATAGTCTAAAAAACGTCAAGTAAAAATGGAGTTTTTAGGGAAACGTCACACAAATCGCGTCAAGCGTTTTCTTCTCTAATAAGGATTTTACCTGACGCTTTTACAAAAATACCCCTTTTTACCTGACGTGGGCTTAAAGTTAAAAATCCTCCAAAGTGCTTTTGTATAAGCCTTTGGAGGATTTATTGTAATTTACCTGACGGGTTTATTTGCCTACTTCCTTAAATAAGCACTTATCCGAGTCGCATCCGGCCGGGCCAACTTGAGAATCTTCCACTTCCGCTGCGCTTAACCTTATTTGCAAAAGTTTATCAAAACTACTATTTTTACGGCGAGCTAAAACCTCTCCCCATAAATCTTCATATTTTTCCTTAGAAATTGGCTCAAATGGCAGACGAGGGAAAGTTTCGCCACCGTCAAATCTTGCCAAAAGTGCCGCAGAACTATATCCGCCACAATTTTGGATGTTCTGGTAAAGGAGTTGTGCATATTCCCCAATTTCCTCTTGACGTATTTCCAAAGTTGCTGAAGTATTGTGAGTTGCGTAGTAATTTTGTACTTGTAGGTAAAAGTCAAATTGGGCTTTTGCGCTAAATTTGCTTATATCTACATCTTCCCCGATGTTATCCGCCCAGCTAGTTTTTGTGGGAATTTCTACCAACCATTCCGTAACTCTTGGGTCAAATGGATCGTTTAATAAATTACCCTCAGCATCTTTACAAGATTGGGAAGGAATAATACTGTAGCCATAGTCCATACAAGCTAAAGCTACTGCATCGTCTCTGCCAAAAGTAATCCGACGGATAAATCTAGCAGCTTTTGGAGGATGCCAACCAGGAGACGCGCCAGTTAAGAGACTCTTAGTCCCGCTTGGTTGCACCGTAGTACATCTATTGGGGCGTTTAAGCGAATGTGCATGACAGTATTCCCAAACTGCTTTATGGGCTTCATCTTTAAAAAGCGTCAGGTAAAATTCTTCCAAGGCTTTAAAAAGTAGTCCGTTGCAAACGCCGGGGTGTTTTATAGCAAATTTCCCTTGGCTTTTATTCCAATCGTTAATAATTTCAACTACCTCATCTGGGAATGTTTCTATCCAATTTTCTAAATCCTTTGATGTGATAAAGTCTCTGTCTGAGTATTCCTCCCTGCCGCCTTCCCACCAGCGCAACCAACTTTCCCCAAATAAATTAACGAAAAAGTCAAATAAGCCAGTAAAGCTAACGCCAACAATAGGGTCTAACTCCCTAGATTTTTGATATCTCTCGTCAGGGAATTTGTCATTTAATAGTACGGCTGCAATTAAACCCGCAGCCCTAAATGAGTCTCTTAAACTATTTAAGTCTTTTCCATCTAGCGTGTTTAGGTGTACTTCAGCGAGATCGCAGAAAAAATTGTTACCCACAATTTCTCCGCAATTATGCGCGACAAAGCCCTCTACTACACCCCAGTGCGTTATTGGTTCAGAAAAATCATAAACTTTTACAATCCCTTGTTTTTCTACTACCGATATTGAGGGAGAGGTTGCCAAGAGAGTTTTGGCAAATTTATCAATCTTGTACGAATGAATAAAGTTGATTTGGTTGAAGAATGAAAGTCTCTCTTTGTATTGCTGAATATTTACGTCGTAACTTTCTCTACATTGGTAAATACCATTAGGGAACGACACGGTCGTCGGACGGTTAACGGTTATATAAGCTTCTATGCCAAAGTCTGCTTTTAAAGAATCAACGATCTGTTCGCCCATTTCTCTACAGGTCGTCTTTAAGGTCACTCTGCCGTTTTTTAGAACACTGCCGTTAGCTGAATAAAGTCCAGACAAGAACGATGCTTTTATGTCTAAGTCCCAGCCTTTATAAGTGGATGGGAGTGCGCGAAATGGAAGGGTGTAAAGAGAAAAGTCGTATTTGTCAATTAACTCATTCAGTCCGTTAACATAAATACGCCTTTCGCCATGTTTCTTGCATTTCAAACCTTCCGTTTCTTGGAAAAATTCTAGGATTTCTTGATCCTTTTTACCTATGTTGACAACAACACCTAGTTGCCCTTTTTTGTCGCCTTTCAAATCAGATAATTGACCATCACCTTGGACAAATCCTAAACAAACGAATATTTTATTCTTATGCTCTGGCACTTTTAAGAATGGCATTAATCTGTCACCCGGTCTTAATTCAGATGCGTCAACTCTTTTGCCATCAATATTTAAAAAAGAGTGATCTGGAGTGCAGTGAATACTTCCATAAGCCCCCATTCCTACCCTTACGGTTTCCTTTTCACCTGAACACCATATATGAGATAGAGAAACATTGCCCTCTGCGTTAATTATCTCTACATCTTGACCGTCCAACGACTCGAATGCTCTGTAACCATCTTTAGTTAATATTTTCATATCCCCACGAAAACAAGGGTTGGTAGCGTACCTAGACATCCTTTCTTCCGCTTCAGTAATACTCAACAGCCCTAACTTAGCTAAAAAATTTAATGCTTCATTTAAGGACTTATTGTATAAGTCTAAAAACTTATTTTTTAAATCCTTATTAGAGAGTAAATCCACGTTAGCTCTAGCTACCGCTTCGCCAGCCCATTGAATTGCACCTTCACCGCTGTGGAATTGTTTTTGCACACTTTTTTTGACCTCTTCTAAAGTTGGGCGACGGTGATAAACTAACGTATGATTAGCCATTCTTAAGCAATCTTTGTCAGGATCTATTTTCCAGTTACCCTCATTGTCTTGTTGCCACAAGTTATCTTTAGCTGTTGCAAACTCTATATCTTCTGGCGAACCCTGTCTCATGCCCGCCGACCTTCTTATATTTCCGGCTACAATTGTAACACTAGCCTCATCAATTAACTTGCATAACTCTAAAGCGGTAAGTTGGCGACCTATAGCCCCGTTTAAAATCTTAGCTAATTTTCCATACATCCCAGCTAAAGCTATGGGATTAGCTGTTCCGCCAAAACCTTTAAGTTTTTCCCCACTACTTCTTACCGCACCTAAGCAAACGAAAACTTTAACGTTTTTCGCTAAATCTTCCCTTGAAGACAACTCTAGAAGTGTAAGGTAAGAGTCTACCCAACCCTTACGGCTATCTCCAACAAAAATGTTAACTTGTCCGCGCGCGCCGCTAACGATAGTGTCATCGTGCCTGTTTTCTTTTTTTACAGTGCCAGGTAAATTAACAATCTCTACGCTTAAATTATTCCTTATAATAGGAAGATTTTTAATATATTTATCTTCCAACACTGCGCCAGTCCCGCATCCCTGCATAGCCAAATTCATCATTAAGCTTAATGCTTCCCAGTCTGTAATGTTTGTGGATGAGCAATTATAAGCACCGTAAACGTTTTCTGGCTTTTTTAACCAATCTGTACCACCACACCACAGCCATCTTCCACTACTTAATACTTTAAATTCTTCCTGCGATCGCCTAATTAAGTCACCCTCAGTCTTAGTTAATTTTCCCAGAGAAATTAATGCCGTAATTGTCCGGTCACAAACATCTTGCCATGTCTCTTTTTTACCTCTTGAATAAGTGCGGTAAAACACAGGTTTTGCGGACGGAGCATAAACTTCGTTAAACATTTTTTTAGAGGAGTAAAGATTTATACTTGTTTATAGCACATTCCCATAAAGAATGTTATAATAAGCACTAATCAGTTTTTTTAACCTTAAAAAAAGTGTCAGAGAAAAATGCAAGGTTAGAACTTAAGGATGGTGAAATTGCCGTAGGTCAAGCTACGCGATATTTTAATTTGGAAATTCTTCCCAACTTCTCAAAATCTTTAAATTTAAATAAGGATATGGAGGAAGAGGAGAGTGGGGAAGAAGTAGTAGGAAACTTAACCGCAAGTTTTGTTTTTTCTTCCGAATATCCAATCCTTAGATACGATTACTGGGAAGATGAGAGATATTACGAAGTTCTTTCCCATGAGCCAGGCTGTTGCAATACTCAAAGGGTTACAGAAGGTGTCTGCCCAATTCTTTGGAATCATAATTGGGATTTGCAACGCGGCCTAGTAATGGGGGTAAATTTCTCCCAAGGTAAGGCTATTTGCGATGTCCAGTACGACGACAACGCAGAGGGTAGAGACTTATATAACTTAGTCCAAAAGGGTACTCGTAAAGGTGTTTCGTTCATGTACCAAGTACAGGATGAATACACCGAACTTCCCAAGAAAGAAGCCGCCGCTCTTATTGAAAAATACGGACTCGCAGACAGGGGTTATTACCCAGTCAGGATAAGTAAAAATTGGGAAATATTTGAGATATCCCATGCAAGCGTACCTGCCGATCCGACGGTAGGAGTAGGCAAAAGCCTACAGCGCAATGGAAAAGATGAGCCTAAAATTATTCAAATTAAAGGTAAAAATATGCCTCCACTAACACCTTTAGAAGAAGTTAAATCTTCAACTCCCGACCCCGTTCCTGCGCTAGAGGAAAGGGAGATTGTAGCCGTAGCAGAGTTGAAGCCTCAAGGCTTAGATTTAGAAGCCGTTAGAAAATTAATTCTTGAAACAGTAACTCCAGTTCGGGAAATGAATTTAGTTCTAGAACAAGAAAAATCTCAAGCCTTAGCAGAAAATTCAAGCTTAAAACAAGAATTAGACCAAGAACGCGCCGAGAGATTAAAAGCCCAGCAATTAGCTGATACCCTTAAAGATATTTCGCAGTTAATTGGCCGCCCCGGATCTGAAGTCGTCCCCGCCGTTAAAAATACCCCAAAGTTTGCCATGCAAGGTTTAGCTAAAGAATTTATTGACTTATTTAACAGTTCCAAAGCCGAACCTACAGAAGTTCGCCACGATGGAATGGTTGCAGTCCAACGGAATCATAATGTTTTAGCTAGATTCATGCACGATCACTTCCGTGAAGAGCAAGCCACTAAGGGTTTGCGTAATTGGAAACACACTCCTTTGGTTAAAGAATTAGAAAATCACTTTAAATCTTCTGAGGGTGGCGGATTTCTTTCTGGTCGTGCGGCCGGGCCAACTATTGGATCGAGCGGCAGCATTGGCGCAATTTTCTTGGATGTTCTCTCAGCTTTAATGAGAGAAACTCACAACTCCAATAATATTTGGTGGCAGTTTGCTTCCACTATATATGACTCAACATCTGCGCCCAATAAATCCATCCTGATTCCTCGCGCTAATAATTTAGCCGATCCTACAGATGTTAACGACTTCCTGATCAGCACAACCGACACCTATACCAGCATTAATTATACTCGTGGTACTTCTACAGATTCTCAAGGCTTGGAAATTACCACAGTCCCGCTAACTATTGCTCAATGGGGTCTAGGTTTAAGCACAGGAGTAGGCAACCGCCCTGTATTTATTCCAGAATTTACTGAAGCTACGTCATTAATTGACTTAATGGCAGTGTTGGATAAAGTATTAATGCAGCACTACTTCAAATTTGAAGATTTGATGGTGCGTAAGGAATACTTTAAGACAACTAAAGTTTATTACAACGATAAGGGTGAAGTAACGTCCGTTCCGGCTAACGTTGCCGCAACAGATGACGGTACTTTAACTGAAGACTTCCTGTCTTCTGTTTATTCCCAGCTTTACGCCGACCAATGGCCAACTTTGCCTAATAACAGTTACATTTTGACAGTTCCCCCTAAATCCTTAGACAATCTAAAGAAATCTTTAGGCAAGCTTTACTCTCCTGTAACTGAAGAACAACGCCAGAATATTTCTAACGTTCTCCGTGCGGCTTCTGGAATTGAAATCGGACAAAGCTCAGGTTACGTCGGTCAATATTGCGGCTTTGAAATTTTCTCAGGCAATACATGGGGTGTTGGTGCGCCAGGTGGATCTGATCCAACCGTAAACACAACTACTTTTGGCGCGGGTGCAACCGTTACTGAAGACTGTTTCGTATTTAGCTACGGTGCGGTCGGTCGCGGTATTGCATTACCAATGGAAGTTCGCGCTTCTGGTACAACTCCATTTAACATGGGAGAATCTTTTATCTGGATTAGCCGTGAACAAACTGGCGTTATTGACTTGGATGCAGCTTTAGCTTCCCCAGCAGGACAACAAACCCGTTGCGCTAAATTAAGAGTTGCGCGTAGGGCTGTTTAAGTTTTTTACCCTTAACTTAAGTTAAGGGTAACTTTTAAGATTAAATTTAAGGATAAGAAAGTGCCAGAAGAAAACGAAAATATTCCGGTTGAGGAAACTAAAAAACCTCCAACCAAAACTAAAACGCCAGCGGTAGAAGCAAAAGTAATAAAAAAAGCAATGGGCGTTTATTCTACAGAATACTTCAAAAGAAACAAAATTCCCTACTGCCAAAATTGTGGGGCGCAATACCAAACTAACCAGACAGGCGAACCTGTTTGTGCAGAAAATTTTTCCAAAGATAATTGCCCAAGGCTAGGAAATTAATTAAGATGATTTTAACCGTACAGGAATTGAGAAATTTTTCGCCATCGCTGTCCGTCCTTGGTAATCTAGAATTAGAAGGACTTATTTTGCGATCTCAATCTCTGTGCGAATCATCCTTGGGCGCAAATCGGGAATTGGTAATTAAGGATTATGTATTAGAAAGGGTTTTAGGTTTAAATAAAATAGCCTTAGTTTATGCTCCCGTAACGGCAATTAATTTAGTAGAAGTTAGGTATAATAATTTATTTGTTAGTTTTGGTGATATCCCAGTTAGCCAAAATTGGGAAGTTTTACCATCAGAAAATTACTTTTTAATTGGAGATTGTTTAGAACTTAATAATTTTAACTATATAAATGCCAATATTATTAGAGGTATACGAAGGAGTCGTAGCAATAACGTAACTCAAGAAATAAGAATTACTTACAGCGCAGGTTTAAATTTTTCCGCAACTTCCCAATCCCAAGAGATATTAAAAATTAAATCTGTAATTGCAGCTATCGCAGAAGTTCTATATAGAGAGCAGAAGATAATTAAAGAAGAGAGTTCGCAGGGAGCGAAAATAGTCTACCAAGATTTTAATGATTTAAAACCATTTGCTAATCTTTTGCCGTTATTTTATAAATATAGACCTCGGACTTAAGATGTTAAATAACCCTAATTTAAAAATTAACTTACTCGCAGGTAATGGGAGCTTTACAGAAGATGATTACGGCAACCCCATTGAGGAGAAAACTAATGTAGAAGTTTTTGCTAGGGTGGCGCAATCCAAAAACCCTATTCATTATCAAATGCCAGGTATCCAAATTACTGATATTTTTCTTAATGGTAATATTTTAACTTTAAACAATAATAATATTTGGATGCCTTCAACTCTTCCTCTAGTTTTTGACTTAGAGATTGAGGCTAACGCTGTCTTGGATTTAGGCGATAGAGAATATGTAGGTAAGTTTAAATTCTTACCCATAGTACAGCCTATTTTTTCGTCTTTAACTATGAGGTTTGGAGAGGTTATTTTTGGATATTTAAACCTTTCCCTGAGAAATTAAATGTAATTTTTTATACCTTGTGATATAATGGTAAAAACAAACGATTGGGAAAAACTTGTAAATTTACCCAAATCTCAGGTAGCGACTTTTAAGTGGGACGTTGATTATGCAGCTAAACTGCATGAGGGATGGACTCTTAAGAGTGGTGAATCCGCACCAGCAAGGCCTTGGGTTTGGGTAACTGCCGATAGCTTTAATTTTAAGGAAGAATTTTCAAGAACAATTCTTAACTCTAGTAAAAGTAAGAGATTAGGGGATGCGATTAAAAACTCTTTTTTTGAACTTAGTAGTAATTTCGGCAACGAGATGCAAGATTCCATAAAAAGTCCCATTTGGAACTGGCCACGATACACCCTTCGTAAAAGTGGTGACTTGGTGGGAAGTCCACGAGATATCGTAGATTTAGGCGGCTTAATTAACTCTTACTCCCTTACCGTTAGATAAAAATGACCTCAAAAGAACTAAGGACGGAACTTTTAAATTTGCTCACAGGACTTGTGGGGACATATAAAGGCGGAGTTCCTATTCCTAGTATTTGGGTATCCGGTAGCGGAGTAAATCCGCCATCTAGTAGTAACGGATTAGAGATTTTGATTAACCACATCCCATCTGGCGATCCTCGCTCATCTTCTGCTGGGATGAAATATCACCCTAGACTTTGGGAAATCACCCTTAAAAATTGGGCAGCAACGCCTAATTTAAGTTTAGCGGTAGAGAGGATTAGGAGGGCTTATGTAACTTCAAGATTTACGAATACCCCGGCAGATGAAAAGGTGATTGAACAGGCAAGAATTTATATTGCCGACAGGGTGATGATTTAATTTTTTTAAAGGAAAAAATAACTATGCCTTTAGCTTACAACACTACATCTTTAGAGGGTTTTAGTGCAGGAATCTTACTATTGCCCAAAGGCACAAGAACTGTAGTCGCAAGAACTCTTACGTCTACAGTAGCCGTCGCTGTTGGCGCGACCGTAATTACTTGTACTGCTTCTGTAGCGACAGACTTAAAAGCAGGTATGGCACTATCCTTCTTCAAGGATGGGGATAAAGCGCGAACTTATGTCCTCATTTCGGAAGATGTGACCGTAGCGACTACAGCGACTAACATTCCCATCTTTAGTTCAAAATACGCGATCGCTACCGGAAGTACAGCAAGGATTGTTGATGATTTGCTCCCCATGTACGGGATTCAAGAGTTCCCCTTGGCCGCTCAAACAACCACAGTGGACACAACCAATACTTTAAGTGGCACTGGAACTGAGAAAAAGGCCATCCGTAGCGATAGAACCATCCAATTCTCTGGCGTAGAAAACCATTACGATTCCCCAGTTGGCGGAGATCCTGCGCTACAGCTTATTAAGCAAACCCAAAGAGATGGCGGCTATTTTGGACGCGAATTGTATTTCTACGCTGTCTATCCAGACGGCGAAATTATTGAAGCGGCTATTTTAATTACGGACTACAGCCAGCCCGGTAGTTACAACGAAGTTAAAAAGTATTCCTTTACCGCTCACTTGCAAGGGACTTCCTTTACTTGGGTCGACCCTTACTCATAATCAGGATACTAATTTTAAATGAAAGTCCTTGCAGATATATCTAAAAACATTGTTGCGTTATTTAACTGCCGACTTAATTCTAGCGAGACAAAAATTTTATGTGGCGCGGCGTTTTTTAGGGGCGGATTATCTGGAGAACTTTCATTATTCTCAGAAACGGGGGAAGAATTTAAGATAAAAATTCCCCCAGAAGTTAAAGACAACAACACAACCATAATTAACACAAACCTGGAGATAGAATTGTGCTAAAAGTAAAACCTTCCAATTCCAAGAAAAAAAAGGCAGAAATCGTCGCTGTCGGTACAGAAAATCACGGCTATTTGTATTTGCAAAGATTGGGCTATGTAAAAGCCGGTGAGTCGTTACAAGTTAAAAAATATTCGGCTACTAAAAAACAAGTTACTGGCGTAATTAATGCCGTAATTAAAGGTATTGCTAAGGATAAAGATATAAGCAGGGAAGAAGCTTCGGAATACATTTTTGGTAAGGAAGTTGACGGGACTAGAGTTTTTCCCAGTGATCAAGATACAGTATTAAGTGAGTACGAAGAAGAATTAAGCGAATTAAACAAGAATGAAGTTCCAACTTTAGAAATTTGGAATTTTGTCGCCAAAACCATCATGGGAGGTTTTTACGTCGAAGGTAATCCCGAACCCGTATTTGTTCCGGGACGACTCGCTTATCATGTAGAACTACTAGAAAGTGTCTTAATAAATAGTGAAAAAATTAAGATCGAAGAGTTAGGATACCCTCTTCCTGATGGGACAAATATTAAATTCGGTGATGTAATTCTGGTAGTTAAAGGAAATCACGATTCTGAAGTCCAGGACGTAGTGATTGAGAAATCTCCCGGAAAAATTAAAGACGGAGAACTTGGATTCTTGTACGATAATTTTGACCGCCAGTATGTCCTAGGTTGCGAGAATTTAAGCTTTGCTGACATTGCAGGACTTCCCCAAGAATTAATCCAAGCCGTCTTTGAGTTTTACCAATCCGAAAGCCTCAATATTATAGAAGATCCTGAAGGTGAAAAAAAAGCACTAACTCCACTGGAGGAAGTGAAGAAGATGGATATGGAAGTGGAAGCGGACAAGACATTGACTGGTACACCATCTACCTCCAGATCCAAAAGCACGGAATCCAAGACAGTAGATTTAGTAGCTGGGTAAATTTCCTCCAACTTCCGCCTTTTGTAATTTTAGACACCCTATCAAGACTGGAAAAAATTGATAGGGTCAAGTCTAACGAAAAAAGCTTTGCAACAGCAAGGTTGGCGGAAGTGGTTTATGGGTTCTTGGGCGGTAAAAATATTTCGTGGACTGATTTTTTACCGTTCAAGAATGAAGTTAAAACCGACAAGGCGGGCATTAGTGAAGAAACAAAATCTTGTATTAAGTTTGCCTTTGAGAATAGTTTAGTTAGTCCTCAAGTTCTAGCCTCAATCAGTTTATTATTAGAAGAGTAAATTATATGGAATTACCACAATTAGTTGTTGAGTTAGTTGGTGATTACTCCAAGCTAATGGAAGATATAAA